GCCATCGTACTCACACCCAGTGCAGCAAACCAAATGCCAACCACAGGCCAAGCAGCGAGAAAGAAGTGAAGGCTACGGCTGTTGTTAAAGGAAGCGTACTGGAAGATAAGCCGACCAAAGTAGCCGTGAGCAGCGACAATGTTATAAGTCTCTTCCTCTTGCCCAAACTTATACCCATAGTTCTGACTCTCCGTTTCAGTAGTCTCACGCACGAGCGAGGACGTAACGAGCGAACCATGCATTGCACTGAATAGCGACCCACCAAACACCCCAGCGACACCCAACATATGGAACGGGTGCATGAGGATGTTATGCTCGGCTTGGAATACAAGCATGTAGTTGAAGGTACCCGATATACCGAGAGGCATAGCATCGGAGAAACTACCCTGACCAAACGGGTAGACAAGAAATACAGCCGAGGCTGCTGCAACAGGAGCTGAGTATGCAACACAAATCCAGGGCCTCATCCCTAATCGATAGCTAAGCTCCCACTCCCGTCCCATATAGGCATAAATACCAATGAGGAAGTGGAATACAGTAAGTTGAAATGGTCCGCCATTATATAGCCATTCATCTAATGAATTAGCTGCCCAAATAGGATAGAAGTGCAAACCAATAGCATTACTGCTAGGGACTACAGCACCACTGATGATGTTGTTCCCATACATGAGTGATCCCGCTACTGGTTCTCGAATGCCATCAATGTCTACAGGTGGAGCAGCGATGAAGGCAATGATGAAGCAGGTAGTAGCTGCCAACAGGCAAGGGATCATAAGTACACCAAACCAACCAACATACAGTCGGTTGTTCGTGCTAGTAACCCATGAGCAGAAGTCCTGCCACATGGATTGTTGTTGTTGTCTTTGAAGAGCAATAGTCATTGTTGTTAATAGTTCATGTTGTTGTTGTTATGCAAGGGGTAAGTAAGACCTGTGTTTAGAGAGCTTGACTGGCAGCTCTTGATTGATTAGCTGAGCTTATCTATTGGGTGGATATATAAGCTAAACTTATTGGTCGCACAGATGTTTTGTATTTTTGATATGAATTCGTATCAGTTGATTCTCATTATCATCCTCTTATTGAGAATGACATGGCTATCCCCCCTGCTTTTAGATTGGTCATCTAACGACAACCCAGATAGCGCCTGGCTTTTCAGCCCCCAGGCGTGCAGAGGCAGGGGGAGGGCCTCCAATTTTCAAAAGGGCGAGGGGGGTATGGGGGGAATGGCTCGCGCCCTCCCCAACGCTTACCCTTCAGAGATTTTTCCCAAAATACTCCAGGTCCCTCCAGGATGACCTACAAGCCCCCTCTAGGACCTTGGGGGTACGGATGTAGCCACAAGGGACTAGAGGCCCCTTCTAGGGCCTTCTAGAGGCCTCTAAGAGGCTTCCCCGAAAGCTGCTTGATACACACAGGGAAGATTCTCCTTGAAGATCTCCAAGATGCTCCGAGCAATCTGTTGATGTTCAAGCTGGGTCCCATTCCCGCTCCTCAACTGGAGGTAATGAACCCAGGACCTAATCGTCCCATTCACATACAGCCGAGTAGGAGAACACAAGGGAAGGATATTCCGAGCACACTCCTTAGCCACACCACTAGACACCATCTCTTGATACAGGTGTTCTGAATCATCCAAGAGAGATGCCATACGTCGGTAGTAACCTTGTATCAGTTTAGGATCCAGATCATCAACACTGTTCTGTCGATTCTTCAAGTCCTGTCTACGGAGATGAGGTATATCAGCACTAGACGCTAAGACGGATACGTCACTATACCTCTGAGAGAACTCTTGAAAAGAGAAGCTCCTATGTCTAAGGATCTGAGCAGCAATAGCTCTAGTGGTATTAATTTCTACGACCATATTAGCCATCTCTAGTACACTCCAATGCTGGTTCTTGATACAGTATTTGATCAGACCAGCTATGTCAGGGTTATCCTGATTAGCAGGATTAGATACCCGAGCACAGTAAGCTATAAGCTGTTCTGCATCAGGAGTGATAGAGATGAGTTTAGTAGATGGATTCATAGGTAGGTGTAAGGCTTAAGCGGATACGTCATAAACACTATCTATAACTAGTATTAATATATTAATAGGAGATCTATATCCTCCTCTAATACTAGTAATAGACTAACTTGTATTGTGTATAGTGTTGATACTCAACTAATACGTAACAAGTATTATAACCTAGTTATAACAGTCTTATACGGATCGGAAGACAGAACACTTCCCTTGCTCTCTATCGAGAGCGGTCCGTCCCCTCGGCGCTCGGACTACGTCCTTCACGATCGGACTATCGTCCTCCTCGGGTGGTCTTCGACCTCTCCGTGTCGCTGGGCAGCTATCGCTGCTACGCGCTACCAACTGGGGGATTACTGGGTTTTCCTTGTGTCCCTAAAGGGGGGAGGAATCCTTGTGTATATGGAATTACCTGCTGTACCTACGCCAGTTGGCAACGTAGGATCTGTCGAGATAAAGCTTTTGTCCTTGGTTGGGTATAGGAAGGTGGTAAAGGGGTACTCTCCGAAAGAGACAGGAGAGGTACCCCGAACCGCTTAAAGTTTCCACACAGAGAGGCACCACTCTCTCTGTTATATAGCACTTTCAAAATTATCTACCTGGAGAAACCCAGTCATAGACAGGAAGGTTAGCGGGTTTAACCCCTCTAAAGTTCCTACCTAAGACCAGGAGATCTGTAGCCAGTCTAGGAGCCTCTTCAAAGAGGTCTTGCATGGCTTGCCATTCTTCGTATTTCCGAGTAGCTGCTTGTTTAGTAGCAGAGAGGGCTAGGGCATCGATGTACCACTGGACACCTTGAGCTAGGGCATCTATTCGGTCATCGTGTTTAATGGCTCCTTTCTCACGACACATACGCGACATCTGATACATGAGCATGTATTCAAGACGTTTCTCTGGGGCTTCATCTGGATTAGATCTGTAATCCCAATCTAGGACCTTTGGATCAATGATTAGTTTGTGTTGGTTAAGGACAGGTTCTAGGGTATCAATGATCCGTTCTTCTTTACGGGTAGTAGCTCTTACCTCTTCGATATCGATAGGGACTTGCATCTGAGTTGTATGGCGTTTCATCAATTCAGAGACCATCCCATCACCGAAGTTAGATTCGATGAGCATTTTACCTGCCTTATAGCGTTTAGCTAGGGAGCAGATGGAGGATAGGGTTTGATCACTATAGCCATCTTTAAAGGCTTTCATATCCCTTAGGAAGATGTATCCATTAGCTTGACTAAGGACACAGGCCACCGTTTCATCAGTTCCTCGTCCTGACGGGTCAACCGATACAATCGTTTCATCGAATGGAACGATTCCTTCGTCAATGAACATGGGGCCATAGAACCGATCACCAGGAAGACCGACAGGAGAGAGTTCTTTAAGGCAGTAGCGAGGATCAGAGGACCAAGCATATCTTTCAGCACACTCTTCACCAAGGGGAGTAACGATTAGGTCTTGGAACTTGAGGGGGAACTTCTCAGCATCAGATAGGGTTGTATCCAACATGAATTGAAGCATGAAGTTGCTTCTACCCATTGCTGCTTCACGTTCTAGGAGATCTAGATCAGAGAAGCGGGTATCTGTTGGAGTCCAAGGTTCTATCTTTTTCTGTTCTAGATCTTCAACCAGCTGAGGGGCTAGAAGGCCCTCGTATTTGGCGAAGTCCCTCGGATACCTAGCAGGCCAAACAAAAGGCTTGTAGGACCTCTCAGCAAGCTTTCTGTAGATGGTAAAGACTGACTGGGGAGTTCCAAGGAAGAGGATACGGCTTGTTTCATCAGGAGTTAGGATTGACTCTGCTTCAGTAACCAGCTGGAGGAGTTTCTCCCGTTGCATATCAGTGGCTGAGTTAAGGGGGACCTCAACGTCATCAAACACCATTAAGTGGGCGCGGGAGCCAGTAAGCTGGCCAGTGATGCCAACACTTTTCACAGAAGGTGCTTGGTGTGGCTTGGCAGGTCCTACATCGAAGCTGATGCGGGACCATCGTTGGTTGTCATCTCTTGGGCGGAGGTGAGCAAGCCAGTCAATATCCAGAATAAGCTTCTGACAAAAGATTGAGAAATTATCTGCCCTCTCCTTGGAAGCAGAGATCACCATGATCTTCTTGTCTGGATCATTGAACAGCACCCACAAAACGAATGCGGCAGTGACCCAGCTCTTACCAACGCCTCTAAATGCGCTCACCATCAGACGTTTAGGCCCATTCTGCAAGTAGTCCGCTATGCAGAGCTGAGC